GTGAGCGTGCTCTCCCTGCCCGTTTTGCCCTTTTGTGACGGACGGTAGCGGAGGTGACCATGGGTGTTCGCGGGCCCCTCAAGATCCCCAAGCACCTCCAGGTGGTACCCGGTGATGCGGCCGGCACGGTGGCTGAGCGCATCGCTCCGAGTGCACCGCCCAGGCCGCCCGGCTTCCCCGAGGACGACCGGGAGATGGTGGAGCTGTGGGACGCGATCGTCCCCGAGCTGGACCGCGCCGGGCTGCTGACCCGAGCCGACGGCCCCACGGTGGAGCTGGCCATCCGGCACTTCCTCGCCGCACGCAAGGCGGGTGACGCGCTCCAGGCCGGCGAGGTCGTGCTGGATGATCCGGCGCACGGTGGCACGGCGAAGAAGAACCCGGCCGGTGCTGAGATGCGCAGTCAGAGCCAGCTGTTCCTGGAGTACGCCAAGCAGCTCGGGATGTCGTTCGCGGCGCGGGCGCGGATCCCGGCGAAGGACGAGGCGACGGAGGCGAACCCCTTCGCGTAGAATCATGAGACCCCGGCGGGTGCTGTAACACCCCCGGGGCATGGCCAACCTGGTGAGAGGCTGACATGGAGAAGTTTAACGCGGGCCGTCCTGCCTGCACGGTGTCAGGCTGCCCGAACCGCAGCAGGACCAAGAACCCCAGCCTGTGCAGCGCGCACTACGAGCGTCGCCGCCGCCTAGGAGACGTGCTTGCTGAGGTTCCCGTGAAGCGGCAACGCGTGAGCTGCAGCGTCGACGGCTGTGGTCGAAAGCACTATGCGCATGGCCTTTGCGGCCCACACAACGATCGTCGGCGCCGTACAGGGAGCGCTTCCCCGGAGACTCCGTTTCGGATTCGGCGCAAGAACCTGAGCGACGACAAGGGTAGGCGATTCTGCTTCTCCTGCGAGTGTTGGCTTGACGTCAAATCCTTCTACGAGCGACAGAGCGCGTGCGCTCGATGTCGACAGTTCGCGCACTACCGACTGACCGCAGTCCAGTGGGACGCCCTCTTCGAGGCGCAGGGTGGACGGTGCGCTTCATGCGCAAGCGTCAACCCTGGGGCGCAAGGCTGGCACACGGACCACGACCGCAACTGCTGCCCGACAAGCCGCAAGACGTGCGGCGCATGCTTGCGCGGCATCCTCTGCGGAAATTGCAACACGGCCATCGGGCTCCTGTCGGATGACCCGGAACGCCTCCGTCGGGCTGCCGCCTACCTGGAGTCGCGGCCGGGGGTGGGTCTTCGTGAAGCTTCCGGGGAAGAGGACTCTCGACCATCTCAAGCTGTCTCCCGAGATCGCTCACTACCTACTGTCCCGTAACTACGAGCTACCGAACTGTTCGCCGCAACACAAGACGCCAGAACCCCACGCGGTTCCGGGCTCCTACTTCGATCCGACGAGGGTGGATCGAGTTGTTGATGCCTTCGCTCGCTTGCGGCATACGAAAGGGAGATGGAGCGGACGCCCTATAGCGCTGCGGCCGTGGCAGATCGCGTACCTGATCGGGCCGACTTACGGGTGGGTGCGGCCGGCGGCGGACGGTCGGACGGCGCGGATCATCCAGACCCAGTACCTGGACATCCCGCGCAAGAACGCGAAGACCACGATCGGCGGCGGCCAGTGCATCTACTTGACCTGTGCGGATGGCGAGCAGGGCGCCGAGGTTTACGCGCTGGCGACGCGCAAGGACCAGGCGCGGCTGTGCTTCGATCCGGTGCGGCTGCTGGCGACGAAGGCCCCGGATCTGAAGGGGCACGTCAAGGCGCTCCGGGACAAGATCCAGCACCCGCGTAGTGGCTCGTTCTTCTCCGTGATGAGCAGCGCGGGCGACGCGATGCACGGCACGAGCCCGCACGCGGCGTTCGTCGACGAGCTGCACCTGCACAAGACCCGGGATCTGATCGAGGCGGTGGAGACCGGGACGGGCGCGCGCGAGCAGCCGCTCATCATGTACGCCACGACGGCGGACTCCGGCGCCCCGTTCTCTCCGTATGCGGAGATCCGGGAGTACTGCGAGAAGCTGGCCCGCGGCGCACTGGTCGATCCGACTTTCTACGGAGTGGTGTTCGCGGCGGACAAGCAGGACGATCCGTTCGCAGCGGAGACGTGGCTGAAGGCCAACCCGGGCCTGGCGGCCGGCGATTCGCCGACGATGGAGAGCATGGAGAAGGCCGCGGCGAAGGCCCGGCAGAACCCCATCGAGCTGGCGTCCTTCCTGCGGCTGCGACTGGGCATCCGCACGAAGCAGGAGAGCAAGTACATCTCCCTCGCCGAGTGGGACCGGAACGCCGGCATGGTGGACCGCGAGGCTTTGCGGCGCCGGGAGTGCTACGGCGGCCTGGACTTGGCGGCCACGAGCGACCTGTCGGCGTTCTGCCTGGTGTTTCCGGAGGGGAAGCCCGGCGACGGCACGGAGGGCTATCAGGCGCTGTGGCGGCTGTGGACTCCGGAGGCGAACCTGACGCGGCTGCGGGACCGCACGGCTGGGGCGGCGGATGTGTGGGTGCGGCAGGGCTGGCTGACGGTCACCGACGGGGACGTCATGGACTACGGCCACATCCGTGAGGCGATCAATGCGGACCGCGACGACTTCAATGTCGTGGAGGTTGCCTACGACCCGTGGAACTCGACGCAGCTCATCACGGATCTCGTCGGGGACGATGCGCCGATGGTGGAAATGCGGCAGGGCTACCGGTCGATGTCGCCGCCATTGAAGGAGCTGGCCAGGCTGCTGCGGCAGGGAACGCCGGAGGTGCCTCTGCTGCGGCACGGCGGGAACCCGGCGATGCGCTGGATGATCGACAACCTGACGGTGGCCACCGACCCGAGCCTGAATGTGAAGCCGGACAAGAAGACGAGCGCCGACAAGATCGACGGCGTGGTAGCGCTGGTCATGGCGCTGGACCGGGCTCGGAACCGGGCGCCGGTGCGCAAGAGCGCCTACGAAGACGACGACGAGGACGACCAGATGGTCGGCTGACGGGGGTGGGCTGTGGGTCTCCGTAGCGGCTGGCTGCGTGTCAAGCAGTGGTTTCCGTTCGCGCGTCCGTCAGCCCGCACGTGGCAGCGTCCGGGCTGGACGTGGCAGGGCATGGATCAGGCCCTGGTGCTGGGCATGGACCATGCGGAGCTGTGGCGGACCCAGCCGCATCTGCGGACCGTGGTCGATTTCGTGGCGCGGAACGTCGCGCAGTTGGGGCTGCACACGTTCGACCGCGTGTCGGATTCCGACCGGCGACGGGTGACAGGCCAGGGAGTGGCTGCTCTGCTGCGGCGCCCGAATCCGGACGTCACCATGTATGAGCTGGTGTATGCCACGATCGGCGATCTGGCACTGCACGACCGGGCGTTCTGGTGGGTGCGGCGCGACGCGGACGCGGCCTCTGGCTGGATGATCCGGCAGATCCCCGCTTCGTGGGTGACGTCGGGCCAGGACGGCACGGTGTTCGCCGCTGGGAAGTGGATCGTGCAGCCGCCCGCGACCGCCGGTTCGGTGGAGCCGGTCGAGATCCCCGCCGCGCAGATGATCACCTTCCACGGCTGGAACCCGGACGACCCGAGTACCGGGGCGTCCCCGGTGCGGGCGCTGAAGCTGATCCTGTCGGAGCAGATCCACGCCTACACCTACCGCGAGCAGGTATGGCAGCGGGGCGGGCGGGCGCCGATGGTGATCGAGCGACCGGCGGACGCTCCGGACTGGGGCACGAAGGGCCGCGAGCGATTCCGGAAGGACTGGCGCTCGCAGCTCACCGGATCGGGCCCGGAGGCCGGCGGGACGCCGATGCTTGAGGACGGCATGAAGCTCGTCAAGGTCGGCTTCTCCGCGCGGGAGGACGCCTTCGTCGAGGCGGCCACGCTGTCGTTGACGACGGTGGCCAGCGTGTATCAGGTCAATCCGACGATGGTCGGCGTGCTGGACAACGCCAACTACAGCAACGTGCGCGAGTTCCGGCGGGCGCTGTACGGCGACTCGCTCGGGCCGTGGCTGACGATGTTCCAGGACCGCATCAACACCTTCCTCCTGCCGATGCTGGACGAGCCGGAAGAGCGGTACGTCGAGTTCAACATCGGCGAGAAGCTGCGAGGGTCTCCGGAGGAGCAGGCACAGGCGTTCCAGGCGGCGGTGGGCCGGCCGTGGATGACCGCCGATGAGGCTCGCGGGCATCAGAACATGCCGGCGCTTGGTGGCGACGCGGAGCAGCTGGTGACGCCGCTGAACGTCCTGGTGGGCGGGCAGGCGTCGCCGCAGGATTCGGCGCCACCCGGCTCGGGCGCCGGGCCGCCGCGGGAGACGAGCGCGGTGGTGCGGGGAAAAGCGCTGAAGGCGCTGCGCCGGGCCGACCCGGTGCGGGCTGACGCGTATGAGCGGCAGTACGAGCAGCGCCTTGGCCGCTGGTTCGGGGACTTCGCCGATGCGGTACTCGCCGGGTATGGCGGGGCGAAGCGCGGCAGGCCGCGCGTCAAGGCTGCTGAGGATTTCGTGGACCGGGAGGCGTGGCAGGAGTCGCTGGCGACGCTGCTGCTGACACTGGGCCTGGCGACGTCGACGGCTGCGGCCGAGGATCTGCTGGAGCAGATCGGCCTGCCGCCGGAGGACTACAACGCGGACGCGACGGTGGCGTGGCTGACGGCGATGGCGGCCGGTGTCGCGGAGGGCATCGTCGGGGCGACGCTCGCCGAGGCCGACGAGGCGCTGGCCGATACGGACCGCACCGATGAGGACGGCGAGCCGATGTCCGCTGAGGCGCGGCTGGCCGCTGCTCTCGCGGTGGCGGCGGCTGTGCGGGTGCCGGAGATCTCCGCCTCGCAGGTGACATCCATGTCGGGCTTTGGGCAGACGGAGGCGGCCCGGGGTGCGGGCGGTGAGCCGACGAAGACATGGCGGACTACGTCCAGCAGCCCGCGGCCGGCGCATCAGCGGATGGACGGCGAGACGGTCGGCCTCGACGAGAAGTTCTCCAACGGCGCGATGTGGCCGGGTGACTCCCGGCTGGATGACGCGCAGCGCGCTGGATGTAAGTGCGCAGTCGAGGTCGCAATCGAGTTCTGAGGCCCGAAGGGGGCATTGTGCTGATCAAGGATGCGCCCGCGCTGCGGGTCAAGGTGACGGACGTCGACGCGGACGGCGGCGGGGAGGGCGAGTTCACCGCGCTGGTGAGCGTCTTCGGCAACGTCGACTCCTACGGCGATGTGGTGCAGCCGGGCGCGTTCGACCGCACCCTTAAGGAGTGGTCGGCCTCCGGCTACCCGATCCCCGTGTACTGGGGCCACAACCTGTCCGATCCGGACTACAACATCGGGCACGTCGTCGAGGCGGTCGAGACCGATCGCGGCCTTCAGGTCCGCGCCCAGCTCGACATGGACAGCCCGAAGGCGCCGCAGGTCTACCGCCTGCTGAAGGGCGGCCGGGTCAAGGAGTTCAGCTTCGGCTACAGCGTGCGGGACGCCGGGTGGGGCGAGAAGGATGACCGCGAGGTGTACGAGCTGCGGGACATCGACCTCTACGAGGTGTCGGTGGTACCGGTCGGCGCGAACCCCGCCACGGAACTCCAGACCGTGAAGGCCCATGCGGAGCGCACCGGGCGTGCCGCCCGTGCCCTGGAGGGCGCGAAGGCGGGCAGGGTGCTGTCCGCGAAGAATGAGACCGCGCTGCGTGAAGCGCGCGATGAGCTTGCCGCCGCGATCGACACGATCGACGGCGTGCTGTCCGCCCTCGACCCGGGCGAGGAAGAGCCGGGCGAGGACGGCGAGAAGAGCCAGGAGACGGATCCGGCCACGGAGCAGGAGCCGGCCGCCGACGAGGAGCCCGACGGGGCCAAGTCGGACGTGCCCATGCCTGACTTCGCCGCCGACCCACTGGCGGCCCTGATCGATATCGAGATGAGGAGTGCGCAGTGAATCTGCGTGAGCAGCGTGAGCAGGCGCTGAAGGCCGCCCGGGAAGTAGCGGTCAAGGCGCGGGACGAGAACCGGTCGCTCAGCGAAGACGAGCAGGTCGAGGTGAAGGCCCGGCTGGCGGAGGCCGACGACCTCGGCGAGAAGATCAAGCAGTCCGACGAGGCGGACGCGCTGATGAAGCGTGCCTTCACCGTGCCGGACGGGAAGCCGTCCGGCGGCGGCGGGCAGCGGCAGGGCGTGAAGGCGAAGCTGGAGGCGGACTCCGCCTATCAGTCCGCGATGATCGCCGCGAAGTCCCGCACCCGCTTTTCCCAGCGGAGTGTGGAGTTCGAGAGCAAGGACTTCGAGACGGGCGGCCCGGCCGGCGGCCTGGTGCAGACCCAGTACGGGCGGGTGGTGCCGGAGCCGCTGATTCGGCCTACGGTCGCCAGTCTGTTCGCGCAGGGCACCATGTCGGCGACGACCCTCACCTACTACGTGGAGGGTCCGGCGACCGGCGACTTCGAGGCTGTACCCGAGGGCGGCCTGAAGCCCGCGATCGACTTCAGTTTCGACCCCGAGGTCGAGACCCTGTCGAAGATCGCCGGGCACACGAAGATCGACGACGAGGCGTTTCAGGACGTCCCCTACCTGGTGTCCGTCATCGAAGGGCGGCTGCTGATCCGGCTGACCCTGGCGGAGGAGCGGCAGCTCCTGTCCGGCGACGGAACCGGCGCCAACCTGCTCGGCATCCTGAACCGGCCCGGCATCCTCAGCGAGGCGTCCGTCAGCGTGGACGACAACCTGGACGCGATCTTCCGCGCGATGACGGAGGTCGAGGACGGCAGCTTGCTGCCCGTGGACGCGGTCGTGGTCAACACCCGCGACTACCAGACGATGCGGCTGTCCCGGGACGCCAACGAGCAGTACTACGGCGGTGGTCCGTTCACCGGCGCCTACGGCAACAGCGGCTTCACCCTGGGGCCTGGCCTGTGGCAGCAGCGCACGGTCGTGACTTCCGCGATCCCGCAGGGCACCGCCCTGGTGGGGGCGTTCGGAGTCGCCGGGCAGGTCCTCCGCAAGGGTGGCGTCTCCCTGGAGATGACCAACAGCAACGAGGACGACTTCATCCACAACAAGGTCACGCTGCGGGCGGAGGAGCGGCTGATGCTGGCCGTGTACCAGCCGTCGGCATTCTGCGAGGTGGAGCTGGTCGGTGCCGGCTCCGGCTCCTGACCCATCACCCATCGGGGGCCGGGCACCGAGCCCGGCCCCCGGACCGCGAGAGAGGGAGGGACGGCAATGGCCCGTCCGAACAGGCTGCGCAAGTACGAGGTAGAGGTCCGGCCCGGTACGTGGGTGACGATGAAGCTCACTCCGGAGCAGGTCGAGGAGCACGGCGATCCGAAGCGGATCCGTGAGCCGAAGGCCCGTCCGGTCGCGAACAAGGGGCGGCAGCCCGCCAACAAGTCGGCCTGACGTGGCCGTCGATCTGTCGGTGTTCGTGGGCGTCGGCAAAGGCGAGCTAATGGAGCTGGGCACGGTCTCTGTCGATTCCGTGACGGAGGCTCAACGCGAAGTGCCCCGGATCCTGCGCGAGATCGCTGACGAGATGGAGGCGGTGACCGGTGCCGACGATGGAAGAGCTGCGGGACCGTCTGAAGCGTCGCCCGGGGATGGGTCACCTGACGGACGAGCAGGCGGATGACCTGCTGGCGGAGGCCGCTGATGCTGCCCGTGATTACTGCGGCTGGCACATCTGGCCGGAGGTGACGGAGCAGGTCACGGTGGACACCCTCGGCGGGCCGGTGTGTCCGCTGCCGACGCTGATGTTGCACGAGGTGACTGCGGTGGAGACCCGGCCGCGGTTCGATCTGGATCCGGGCGCGTGGGAGGCGGTGACCTCGGGTTGGGACTGGTCGGAGGCCGGCTGGTTGCTGCGCTGCGGCTCCTGGCCGGACGGTCCCCGCGCGGTGCGGCCGACCATCCGTCATGGCTACACCGACCCGCCCGGGGCGATCGGCAGCGTGCTGCTCGCCGGGGCATCCCGTAGCGAAACTGTGCCGACCGGGGTTTCGGCGGAGCAGTCGGGCGGCGAGTCCATCAGCTATGCCACGGCGGCGGCGAGCGAGTACGCGTCCACTCCGGGCCTGCTGTCCGCAGCGGAGCACGCGGTGCTGGACAAGTACAGGCTGGCCAACCGGCCGTAGGGGGTGACCCGATGGCGGGTGTATTTGTCTGGCACCGCGACGTGCTGGTGCGGGTGCGGGCTCCTGTGGTGGATGACCCCTACGGCAACCCGGTCCGGGACTGGGATGCGGCGACCAGTACGGACCTGTCGGGCTGGCGGGTGCAGCCGGTGCAGGGCTCCCGCCAGAACACGGCGGACACGCTGCCGCGCGATGGTCTGGAGCGCAGGCAGAGGGCGTTCGGCCCGCCGGACGCCGACGTGCTGCGGACGGACCGCATCGAGTGGCAGGGCGAGACGTGGATCGTGGACGGCGACGTGGACCGGTGGCGCTCGCCGACCGGCCGGCTCGCCCACACGGAGCTGATCTTGCAGCGGATGGAGGGCTGAGTCATGGCGGGTAGTGCGCGGATTCGGATCGAGACCTCGTACAGCGGTATCGGCAAGATCGCGCGGGGGTCGGAGGTGTCCGGGGACATGCTGCGGCGGGCCCGGAAAGTCGCTGCCGCTGCACGGTCGGCGGCGCCGGAGATGCAGGAGGGTGAGATCACCGTGGAGGCCGAGCTGCGGCCTGGACGTGAGCGGGCCCGCGCGGTGGCCGTGGCCCGACACCCGGGCGTGGCCCATGCCGAGGCGAAGCACCGGTTCCTCGGCCGGGCTGTCGACGCGGCCGGCTGATGGCCGGCCCGGTCGTTCAGTTCCCGGACTCGATGCTGCTGGCCACGGAGTACCTGCGGCCGCTGATCGCCCCGGTGCATGTGGGCACGGAGGTGCCCAGTCCGCGTCCGGTCGAGATGGTGCTGCTGCGCCGCCTCGGGGGTCCGCGGCGGAACGCCATCGTGGACGCGCCGCGCGTTGATGTGCAGGTGTGGGCGGCGTCCGATCACCGGGCCGGGGAGATCGCCGAGGACGCCCGCTATCACCTGGCGCGGATCTGCGAGTTCGTGCCGGAGGTCCGGACCTCGGATGAGGAGACCGGGCCCGCGTTCATTCCCGATGCGCCCAGCGATGTGCCGCGGGTGTTGATGACCATCGTTCTGTCGGTCCGCGGCGCGGTCCCGGCAAGCTGACAAGGAGGACGCGCCGTGAAGAATACTGATAACGCACGCGCCTGGTACGGGTTCGACTCGGGGATTTGGGTGACGCTGCCGGGCGAGCCGGTGCCTGCGTTCCCGCTGCCCGATGTGCACGACGAGAACGGCGAGTTTGTGCCGCCCGGCGCCGAGTTCTACGAGATCGGCTGGCTGTCGGAGGACGGGCCGACGCAGGGCCGCAACCGGACCGTGGAGCAGTTCCGCGGCTGGCAGGGCAACAGCATCGTGCGGACCGCGACGACCGAGGACGACCACAATGTCCAGATCCAGGCACTTGAGGACAACTGGGTGGTGCAGCAGCTGCGCTACCCGAACGCCCCCATCAGCACCGTCGGCGACATCACGACCACGGTGGTGACTCCGCAGGCCGGGGAGGATATCCGCTCCGGCTGCCTGGACCTCCTGGACGGCGAGATCTGGAAGCGCATCTTCATTCCGAGGCTGGTGGTCACCGATATCGGTGACGTCGCCCACCAGGCGGGTGAGCTGACGATGTACGAGATGACGTTGCTGGCCCGGGTGCACGTCATGGAGGTGGATGGCGTAGAGCGCGTGGTCCACGTGATCGAGGTCACCAACAATCCCGCGATGATCATCGGGAGCTGACCGCTCCCCACTCTGACGAGGGGCGTGCCCGCCTTGCGCGGTCCGGGTGCGCCCCTCTCTCAACACCCGGACCGCGCGCAGACCGTAGGAGAGACCGCGCATGAGCAACAGGACGTACAAGGTCAGCGAGCTGCGGCGGCGCGAGGCCGACCGCCGCGGCGGGGATATCATCACCCTGGTAACCGACGACGGTAAGCCGCACACGTTCCCGGCGCCCGGGTTCTGGTCCGACGAGGTCAAGGCGAAGATGGGCAAAGGCGATGTCGCTTTCGTTCGCGCCCTGATGGGGGAAAAGGGCTACGAGGCGTTCCACGCGGCCGGCGGGCAGAGCGATGACGTCAGTCTCGTTGTCGCCGAATATCGTCGGACCCAGGGTGCTGACCTGGGGGAATCTTCGGCCTCGTAGACCTCCTTGAGGAGTACTACGGGGAGATCGAGTACGACCTCCTGCGGATCGGCGTGGACCTGGGGGACCTGGGCACGGATCGCCTGACGTGGGGGCGACTGCTCAGGCTGATCCAGGCCCAGCCGCGCACGTCCGCGTCGGCTTTCGCATGGGCGCAGGCGCGCGAGAAGGGCGCCTACCCGATCGATGTCGAGCTGGGCGCGGGTGCGTTCGATGCCCTGTCGGTGGCGAACTGGCAGCGCAGCAAGAAGTCGTCGAGCGCCAGTTCCGCGCCGAAGCCGATTCCTCGCCCGTCCAAGATCGAAGCCCTGCGCGGCGATGCGCGTGACGCGCTGATCGAGCGCGGCCGCGCGATGCTGCGGCGGCAGAGACCGAGGCCACCCGGCCACTGACACCAGGGACGGGGGTGGGCGGTCGTGGCTACAGGTCCCCAGGTCGGCACAGCATGGGTCGCGATCGTCCCCTCTTTCCAGGGCTTCGCGTCGAGCATGCAGTCGGAGCTGTCGCAGGCTGCGTCCCGCGCGGCACGCCAGGCAGCCGACGAGGCGGCGCGGGAGTTCGGACGCGAGTTCGAGCGGGAGTCGGAGCGGAATCCGCCGGAGCCGTCGTGGGACATGTCCGGGGCTGGAGCCGCGGCCGGTGCTGCGGCTGCGGGTGCGCTTGGCCTGGGCTTCGCCGAGGCCATGGACGTCAGCACGGCCAACGCGACGCTGGCCGGCCAGCTGGACCTGACGACCGCGGAGGCGGAGCGCGCCGGCGAGATCGCTGGGTCGGTGTACTCCTCCGCTTGGGGTGGCAGCATTGAGGAGGTCAACGCTGCCCTGGGTGCGGTGACGTCGTCGGTGGTCGACATGGCGGACGTCACTGACACCGAGCTGGCGTCCATGACTGCCTCCGCGATCGCACTGTCCGATGTTTTCGAGATGGACGTCGGTGAATCCACCGCCGCGGTGGGCAACTTGATCCGTAACGGTCTGGTTCCGGACGCTGAGGCGGGGTTCGACGCGATTGTCGCGGCCGCGCAGTCGGTGCCGGCGGCGATGCGCGCCGACATCCCGGCCGTGGTCACGGAGTACGGCAACCACCTGGCGCGGATCGGCCTGGATGCGGAGACCGCCTTCGGGTTGATGTCGCAGTATGTCAACGCCGGCGGGCGCGACCTGGACCAGGCGGCGGACGTGCTGCACGAGTTCGGCCGTATCGCGTTCGAGGAGGGCGAGCGATCCGCGGAGGCGTTCGAGGAGATCGGCCTCGACGCGGACAAGATGCTCGGCGCGATCTACAAGGGCGGCCCCGACGCCACCGAGGCCCTGGGCATGACCCTGGACGCGCTGCGGGACATGAAGGACCCGGCGGAGCAGTCCGCGATGGCCGTCGAGCTGTTCGGCGACATGGCTGGTGAGAGCACGGATGCATTGTGGGCGATGGACCCGGCGACCGCTGCGGCGGCATCCGGCATGGACACCGCGGCCGGTTCGGCCGAGGAGCTGAAGGCACGCTTCGATGACGACCCGGCCGCGGTCTTCACCAGCAGCATGCGGACGCTGCAGACGGAGTTGTCCACCGCGCTCGCGCCCGCGCTTGCCGCGGTGTCCGGGTGGGCGGCGGAAAACGGATCCACCATGCGCACGGCGGCGCTCGGTGTGGGTGCGCTGGTGGCTGCGGTGTTGCTGGTCAATGGTGCGATGGCGGTGTATCGGGCGGGCGCAATCGCGGTCACCGCAGCTACAACGATGTGGACCGGTGCGCAATGGTTGCTGAACACGGCTTTCTTCACCTCGCCCATCACATGGATTACTCTCGGGATTCTGGCGCTGGTCGCCGGAATTGTGTTGATCGCGACTAAGACGACGTGGTTTCAGACCGGTTTTTCAGCGTCGATGACGGCTATAGGTGTGGCCTGGGATTGGATTTGGGACAAGCTGCAAATGGGCTTTCGGGCCTTGGAGTTCCTCTTCTTCAATTTCACGGGACCAGGCTTGATCATCAAGCATTTCGGGACGATCAAGTCGGCAGTCGGGTCGGGGATCGGCTGGGTCAAGACGACCGTGGGCAGCGGAATCGGCTGGGTGATCGGCAAGTTCGGTGAGCTGGAAGCGCTGCCTGGGAAAATCGTCGGATGGATGACGGGAATTGGCGCGAAGATCGTCACGCCTTTCCGTGACGGATTCCGTGACGGAATGAATTGGATCATCGACAAGTGGAATGGGCTCAGCTTCACCATCGGCGGCGGTTCATATGATCCGCTGGGGAAGTTCGGCCCGACGGTGAGTGTCCCATCATTCACTTTCAATACACCGCCCGTCCCGCGATTGGCATCCGGCGGTATCGCCCAGGCCACGCCTGGCGGCATGCTGGCGCTGATCGCCGAGGGCGGTGAGGACGAGGTCGTCGCGCCGCTGTCCGCGCTTGAGCGGATGCTGCGGGACATCGCCCCGACGGTGCAGGCCCGCGTCGTCACCGGCCCGGCGGCAGCTCCGACGCCGCAGGTGGTGATCAAGCCGGACGGCACGAAGGCCAGCAAGATGTTGGTGGAGGTGCTCCAGCACGCGATCCGCACCGATCTGCGTGGCGACGTGACCAGGCTCGGCAACAAGAAGCCGGGGACGGCATGACGGCGCGGCGTGCGACGGTCCGGGTCCGCCCGGACCGCACCATCAAGCGGCACCGCACGGCGGCGGCAGCGGCAGCGGAGGCAGCCTGGTACGAGCGGGTGCCGTGGGCCGCCCCCCGGCTGCTGGACGTGACTGGCCGGATCCTGGTCGTCGAGACGTGCACGCCGCAGGTCCGCTGCGGGCCCCGGTGGCGGCCGGTCGCCGAACTGCACGCGCTGCTGGCGCGACTGCATGCCGAGGGCATTCATCACCGGGACGTCCACGTCCGCAACATCGTGCGCGGCCCGGACGGCGGCCCGTTGCTCATCGACTGGGAGACCGCGATCCACCAGCCGTCCGCCATGTCCTATGACCTGTACGGCCCGGACGCTTCCGGTGTGCCGGTGCCGGAGATCCACGCGCAGCACATCCCGCAGTGGTGGGGCTCCCCGCAGCGGTACTCGATCCGATCCCAGTGGAGGCGCGATGTACCAGCCCAGACGGCATAACGGCCAAGACGTGGGCACACCGATCCGCCCGGCCGCTCCGCGGTACGAGGCGATCCGCGCCGAACTCGGCGACCGCCGCGGCCTGCGCGTCCTGGACATCGGCGCGCACGAGGCTTATTTCAGCCTGCGGCTGGCGGAGGACCTGGACGCGCAAGTGACCGCAGTGGACTCCTGGCGCGGCCTGCGTCCCGCGCTGGCCGCTGCTGCGGACCCGCGAGTGACCGGCGTCTACGAGGACCTGACGCCCCAGTCGCTGGCCGCGCTCGGCGACTGGGACGTGATCCTGTGCCTGTCGGTGCTGCACCACGTGCCGTGGTGGGAGGCCATGCTGGAGATGATCCAGGCCCAGTCCCGGCTGCTGATCTGCGAGGTGGCGGTCGCCCGCGAGGTGCTGCCGAAGGCGGTCGTGCATTGCCCGGAGATCCCCGCCGCGGTGAAGGCCCTGGGCGGCCGGGTCATCTGCCGCACGCACGGCTACAAGAGCCGTCGCCAGCGGCCTATGTACGCGATCGGCGGCCTCGATTGACCCAGGCCGCGCTCCGGATCGGGGTGGTGACCTCCGCGTGGGGCACCTACGGCCGGTGGCTGCCCGAGTGGGTCGCCTCCGTCGCCGCGCAGACCATGCGGCCCGAGCTGGTGACGATCGTGGACGCCGGCGTGGACGATATCGGCCCGGCGCGGGAGGCATTGGAAGGCTCCGGGCTGGAGTGGCAGGTCGTCCGCGGCTCCTGCCGAGGGATGGGTGCGGCCCGGAATCGGGCGGTGGAGGCGACACCGTGCGAGTGGGTGATGCACCTGGACGCCGACGACGTGCTGCTACCGCACTGCCTGGCTGACGTGGCCGCCTTGACGCCGCGCGCTGACGTGGTGTCGGTCGGCATGCTGCGTGGCGACCGCGAGGTGCTGTTCCCCCGCGCGTCCTGGCGCCGGGCGCTGGCCGGGCATCATGTGGCGTTCTCCTGCGCGCCGTTCCGCCGGGGGCTGTGGCAGCGGCGGCCTTACCTGACCGCCAATGACTGGGTGGACAGCGCGCTATGGGTCGGGTTCGCCCACCTCCGACCACGCTGGGCTGCCACCCGCCGCGCCGGAGCCGTGTACCGGCAGCACGACGACTCGTTCAGCCGCAGCCTCACCCGGGCGGACCGGGCCGCCGCACTGGTCCAGTTGCAAAACCTGCGCAGGAGGTGGACGCCATGACCGTCAGCGTGATCATCCCGTGGCGCCGCGGCTGTCCCCACCGCGAGGCCGCGCTCTCCTGGACCCTGGATCAATGGCGGGCGGCCGGACGCGAGCCGGTCCTCGGCCACGCCCCCGACGGCCCGTGGTGCAAAGCCGAAGCGGTCGCCGAAGCGCTCCCGCGCGCGACCGGCGAGGTGCTGGTCATCGCGGACGCCGATGTCTGGTGCGACGGCATCGACGCAGCCGTGACCGCCGTACAGGGCGGGGCGCCGTGGGCGATCCCGCACGGCAAGGTGCACCGCCTGGCCGAACGGGCGACCTCTGATCTTCTGGCCGGCGGGCCACTTCGCGCTGACCTCGCGCAGCCCGCGTACCGGGGGTTCGAGGGCGGCGGCATCACCGTGCTGGGCCGGGCCCTGTATGACCAGGCTCCCCTGGATGCCCGCTTCATTTCTTGGGGCCAGGAAGACGAAGCATGGGCGCTCGCGCTGCGGGCGCTGGCTGGTGCACCGTGGCGCGGTGACGCGCCGCTCTACCACCTGTGGCATCCGCCGCAGAAGCGCCTCAGCCGCCGGTGGGGCAGCCGCGACAGCCAGGCCCTGTACCGCCAGTACCGGCGTGCGGCAGGGCGGCCCGACCGAATGCGCGCCCTCCTCGCCGATGTCCAGCTGGAGCGGAGGGGCAGTGTCTGAGCACGCAGCATGGCCCGCTTCCGGCACGCTCCCGGTCCGTGTGGAGCTTGCGTTCGGCGCGGAGCCGGACGGCGACCAGGCCGCCTGGCAGTGGACGGACGTGTCCGCCGACGTGCCCGCGCAGGAGATCACGATCACGCGGGGCCGGGCGGACGAGTCCTCGGAGGCGCAGCCGACCTCCGCGTCTCTGCGCCTGGACAATCTCCACGGCCACTACACCCCGGACAACCCCATGTCGCCGTACTGGCCGCATGTGGGTCTGGGGACGCCGTGCCGGATCGGCGTGCAGGTCCCGGACGTGCGGCACGTGCTGACGGCCGGGACCCCCACCGGCGGGGCGACGACTCCGCATACGTCTGCGCTGGACATCGCCGACGAGATCGACATCCGCGTGGAGGCGGGTCTGGCGTGGGACTCGCCCTATCCGCAGGTCCTGGCCTCCAAATGGGAGGGCTCCGAGCGGTCGTGGGCGCTGGCGGTGTGGGAGAACGCGCTGTTTTTCGTGGCGTCAACGGACGGCACGACGGCTGGGTCTGGCTGGAACGGCTGGCGGATCGGGGTGCGGCGCCGCGGCGCGGCCCGTGCCACTCTCCACGCGGACAGCGTGGCGGGGACGACGACGTGGCGCCTGTATCAGGCGCCGTCCATGGCTGGTCCGTGGGTGCTGCTGACGGAGTACGTCAGCGCCGGCTACTCGCCGCTGCACGCCGGTACCGCGCCGGTGCGGATCGGTGGCGGTGTCGACGCCGGGCAGCTCGCTGATCTCCAGCAGATCGTGACCGCCCTGCCTCCCGTCGCGGGCACCGCCCCGGCCGGGGAGCTGTACCGGGCGGAGATCCGTGACGGAATCGACGGCACGGTCGTCGCCGACCCGGATCTGACCCTGATGGCCGTCGGCGACACCGAGCACACCGACGGTGCGGGCCTGATCTGGACACTCGGCGCGGACGCGGAGGTCACTGACTGGCATGTGCGCATGGCGGGCATGGTGGACGGCTGGCAGCCCGTCTGGCCGCACGGGGATCTATCCGATCCCACGCGGCCGGATGAAGTGCCGGGCGAGGCGCATGTGGACATCACGGTGGCGGGCATCCTGCGGCGTCTGGGGCAGGGGCGGCCGCCGGTGCAGTCCACCCTGCGCCGCCGCATCCCCACGGCGGACCCCCCGCCAAAAGGCTATTGGTCCATGGAGGACGGCGCGGACGCGACGGAAGCCGCGTCCGCGCTTCCCGGCGGCGCACCCCTGGCCCTGACCGGCGTGCAGTGGGCCGCCGATACCACCCTGGGCGGCTCCGCTGCGCTGCCGACAATGGGGCAGGTCACGGACCTGTCCGGCGCCATCGTCGGCGCCACCGTGGGCGGCTGGCACGCCGAGATGGTCTACCGGCTGGACACGATGCCGGCGACGGAGCGGACGGTGCTGCGGCTATCGCTGGCCGGGGCGTCCGGCGGGGTGGTCGCGGTACGCGGCCGGGTCTCCACCGCAGGGATCAGGGTCCAGGCGTTGGACGACGACAACGCTGTCGTCGCCCAGTTTTTGTCCACGAACGCGGCCGGGATCGCGGCTTTTACTGGCGGCTGGAACCGGATGCAGCTGTTCAGCTACCAGTCGGGCGGTGACTGCTTCCTGCGGATGGCCTGGCGGGACGTCGGGGCGGACAGCTACTTTTTCGCCGGCACGACGTGGTCCGGCTCGACTGTCGGCCGGGTCACGGCGGTGCGGGGCATCTGGGGCTCTGACTGGCAGGGCGCGGGCCTGGGCCACCTCGGCGTGTGGGATGTCGGCGGAACGGGGCTGACGACGCCAGGCGTCAGTATCTACAACGGCGCGGACGATGGCTGGGTGGGCCAGCTCGCCGCCCAGCGCATCGCGGACGTCGCCGCCCTGGAGGGCATCCCGCTGGTGATGCGCGGGGACCTGGTCGGCACGGAGCGGGTGGGTCCGGAGCGGCCGCGTCCAGCGCTGGATCTGATCGCGGAGGCCGCCGCGGTGGACGGCGGAGTGCTGGGTGAGCAGCGGGTCGCACCGGGCCTGGAGTACCTGACCCGCGCGTCCTTCTACAACCTGTCGCCCGCGCTCGAACTCACGGCGCGGGATAACGAGATCGCCGAGCCGTTCGCACCGACCTTGGATGACCAGCGGATTCGCAACGACGTCACGATCACGCGCGAAGGCGGGGCGTCGGCGCGGGTGCGTGACGAGGAGTCTGTGACCGCGCGGGGCGAGTACGCGACATCGGAGACGATCAACGCCTACGTGGACGGGCAGCTGGAGCCGCGCGCGGCATGGGAGTTGCACCTGGGGACGTGGCCGGGGATGCGGTACCCGTCCCTCACGATGGATCTGGGGATAGCGCCGCACCTGATCCCCGCCTGGCTGACCACGGACACCGGCGACCGGGTCCGGGTGGACGGCCTCCCGCCGCAGCACCCGCCCGGCGCGGTGGATCTCCTCATGGAGGGCTACGCGGAGACGCTGTCGCCCGTCAACTGGGGCGTCACGGCGAACTGCTCTCCGGCTGGCCCGTGGACGACCGCCACCGTCACCCCGGAGACCCCGGCCGCAGGTGACCCGCCGTCCCACGCGGACGCAGCCGACACGGTGCTTGCACAGGGCGCCGCCGCGGCCGACACGACGCTGTGGGTGGATCCGCAGACGGACCCGGACTGGGTGGTGACCGGCAGCACCGAGGCCATCGCGGAGGACTGGCCGGTCGACATCGTCGTGGGCGGGGAACAGGTGACGCTGACCGCGACCGGTGCCCGGCAGGACGCGCCGGCGCCGGGAGCCGGGGTGTCCGACACCAGCCACACCACTGACGCCCACGTGGCGCCGTCCGTGGACGCGCCGTCCGCAGCCGGGCTGCTGGTCTGCGCCTGGGCGTCGTACTCGGAGCCGGTGGCGTACACCGCGCCCGGGTCCATGACCGAGGTGGCCCAGGGCTCCGGGACCTGGTCCACCGGTCTGCTGTGCACGCAGGTCCTGGCCGCATCCGGGGCGACCGGGACCCGGACGGCGACGCTCGCCGCCATCGACTCCTACGGCGCGATCTCCCTCGTGGTCCCCGGGGCGGCGGTGGTGGAGGAGGCGCTGGACGGCTACGCGGCCGCCGGCGACGTCATCCTCACCACCGCGGCGGGGACCGAGGTCGGCTGGTGGCTGCTGGCCGTCCAGGCGTGGGACGAGGACCCCGGCGCCGCGATGGTGCCGCCGTCCGGGACCGGCTGGCACCTGGTCACCGAGTCGGTAGCCGTCGGCCTCAACGTTGCCCGGGTGCGGGCGTGGGCGCGGCGGGTGGAGACCGCCGGCGCCCACGAGGTGACCCTGGCCGACGGGGCGGTCACCGACAACCGCGGCTGGCTGCTCGTGCTGTCCGGCACGGACGGGGCCCTGGTCGGCACGGGGCAGCCGCTGACCGTCACCCGCTCCGTCAACGGAGTCATCAAACCGCATACGGCCGGGGCCGCGGTGCGCCTGGCCGATCCGGCGCCCGTACCGCTCTAAGGGAGGGACACTATGCCGGGTTTTTGGCGGCCGGGTATGGCGATGACGGCGCCTCGGCTCAATCGCTGGGCGATGCACATCGTGGAGCAGCCTGACAATCAGCTCGTCACCAACTCGACGGTGGTGGAGGACTCGGGTCTCGCCGTGCCTGTGGAGGAGGGCGCCGTCTACGAGTTCAGCGTGCTGGCCAGTATTCGGGCGCCGGTCTCGCCGGGGTCCACGGCGGGCGGGTTCCGGGCGGCGTGGAGTGTGCCGTCGGGTGTGTCCATGATGCGCTGGACCACCGGGCCGGGCCGGGAAAACACCGTGACCTCTTCCTCCAGCATGACGCATTGCGCGCTGGTCGTGCCCGGCTCCGCCACCACGGAGGTGACCGTCGGCGGCGCCGGATCGTCCGTCTCCGTGGGGTACACGGAGACGGGGCTGATCGAGGGCGGCGACGCCGGGACGTGCGTGTTCCGCTTCGCGCAGTACCAGGCGGGCGGTGGCGTGAGCGCCGAGCTGCGCGCGTTCAGCCGGCTCCTGTATCGCCGGATCGACTGACCCCACCCCGCCCCGCGCCTCCTGGCCGGGGCGTTCGCATGTTCGAGGAGGGCCGATGGATCTGATTACGCGCTCCGCCTGGGGCGCCCGCTCGTACCGCACGCCGTCCGGCGCGATCCCCTACGCGGGGCGGCCGCGCGGGGTGAAGGTGCACTACCTGGGCACGGCCTACAGTGACCGGCCGCACGCGCAGTGCGCCGGGTACGTGCGGCAGCTCCAGGCGTCCCATATGGACGGCAACGGCTGGTCCGACATCGGCTACAGCTTCGTGGTGTGCAGCCACGGCCCCGTCTACGAGGGTCGCGGGCTGCGCCGGCGCAACTCGGCGAACGGCGGCACCAGCCTGAATGAGGAGCACTACGCCGTGTGCGCGCTGCTGGGCTCCTCCGGGCTGACCCAGCCGCCGGACGCGCAGCTGCACGGTATCCGCGACGCCATCGAGTACTGCCGGACGAAGGGCCCGGCCGGGAGCGAGATCAAGGGCCACCGGGATGGCTACGCCACCGCGTGCCCCGGCGGCCCGCTGTACACCTGGGTGCGCGGCGGCGCACCGCGACCTGAGGAGAGCGACGTGGCACTGACGAAGTCCGAGATCAAGGAGATCGCCGAGCTGTCCGCCGCCCGGGTGTGGCAGAAGGACGGCGTGATCGAGCGCCCGAACGACGGCGTGACCGGGAATCCGTACTGGGCCGGCAAGACCTATCTGCGGTACATCCTCAACACCGTCCGCGCCGTAGATGCGCGGATCAGGGCGCAGGACGTCGTCCTCGCGCAGCTCGCCGCCGCCCTCGCCGACCGGGACCAGGTCGACCCGGACGCACTGATCGCCCGCATCCGGGCGGAGCTGGCGTCCATCACCATCACCCTGAGCACGGAGGACTGACCCATGACCGAACATTTCCCCAACCCCCGCGAGCTCGGCGAGGCTGGCCGCGCTGGTGCCCGGTATGCCCGGGACCTGGTCGAGCGGGTTCTCGCGACGTTCGTGGTCGCGTTCAGCGGCGTCGCGGTCGCGGCTGGCCCGGCTGACATGTTCTCGGCGTCGTTCTGGGAGTCCGCGGCGGTCGCGGGCCTGGCGGCGGGCGGGTCCGTGGTGAAGGGTCTGATAGCCCGGGTGATCGGCAACCGCGACAGCGCCAGCGCGGCGCCGGGCGTCTGATCCTGTCCCATGTATGCGGCCTGGAGGGCGTATGGATGCCGCCATGGTCATGGCTATCGCCGCTCTGATCGGCGGGCCTGTGACCGGAGCGGCAGCCGTGTACGGCTCCCGGGCTGCGGGACGGGCCCAGCGGGAGGGCATTGTGCTCACGAGCTATGACAGCCTCACGGACCAGTTGCAGGAGGAGCGTCGTGAGCTGCGTGCCGACCTGGCGACGGTCCGCGCGGAGTTGGCGGCGGAGCGGGCGGAGTGCGCGCGGTTGCGGCTGTTGGTGCAGCAGCTCGGGGGGTCGCCGTGACGAGGGCGGAGAGGTGGACGGCCAAGTGCCGCCATGGCCTGTGGCTGGTGGCGGCGCTGCTGTTCCTCGGCGGCGGGGTCGCGGTGGCGCTGCTGCGGATCGACGACGAGTCGGAGCGCGCCACGTCGCTGGCCGCGGAGGCTGATCTGCGTGGTGAGGCGGTCAGCCTGCTGGCCGACGACGTGCGGCTGTTGCGCTCCCAGCTGGAGTCGGTCGGGGAGACCCCGGCGGCTCCTGATCCGGACGTGGCGGTGCCGGATCTCCCTGCGCGGGAGTGGGTGCCGGTGCCTGGCCCGCGCGGGGAACCGGGTCGTGACGGGCGCCCGGGGCGCGATGGTGAGGATGGCCGCGATGGTGAGGAGTCGATGGTGCCGGGACCGCCCGGTGAGCCGGGTGCGGATGGAGCTGATTCCACGGTGCCCGGTCCTGCCGGTCCTCCCGGCGGTGAGGGCGACCGCGGTCCGTCTGGTCCCGTTGGTGAGCCTGGTGTCCGTGGCCCCGCCGGTCCGCCGCCGTCGTCGTGGTCGTGGACGCACCGCGGTGTCACCTACACCTGCACGCCTGCGGAGGAGGGCAGCACCGAGTACCGGTGCGAGCCCGATGACCCGCCGTCGGACGGGCTGCTGTCTCTGGCGCTGGACCCGGCGCGCCGGGAGTGGTGACCCGTCTGCTGCGAGTAATACCGTATTACTTCACGCGCAAGCGCCCCCGTCTGCCAGCCTTCGGGCCGGTGGGCGGGGGCGCTTCGGTGTGTGCGGGGTCAGCGGCGCCACACGTTGACACGCTCCCGGGCGAGCACCGGCGCCCCGTCCGGCCCCTTCACGTGCGCGGGAATCCACTGCTTGCGCCGCTGCTCCCGGCCGGGCCCGTGGGGCTGCTGCCGCCAGTGCCCGGAGACGACCCACCGATGCCGGTAGCGGCGTCCGCCCTCGTCGCCGTCGTCGGGGTCGCGGTCCTGCGAAGCGTACTGGCGGCGCAGGTCCACGACGCTGATCTCCGGGTCAGGCAGCCCGGCGCGCGCAGCAGCTCGACGGGCCGGCCCCTTGTCCCGATCGATCGTGCGGTCCACCAGCGTGGGCTGCTCCATCAGCAGCCAGGACGCAGCGAGCGCGCGCAGCACCGTCTCGGTGCCGTCGCCGACCGGCGTGAACGGCTCCGGGTCTCCGGTGATGTCGCATGTCACGGAGATGAGCGGCACCACCGGCGGCATCTCTTCGACCACGAGTCGGTACGGGGAGTCGGGCCGGCGGCGCCGGTGCTCCTCGACGAACACACGGCGGCTGACGTGCATCCACACCTCCACCCCGCCCTGGTAGGGCCCCCAGGTGACGGCGTCGACCGGCACGCGGATCTCGGCGTCGATCCGGCCGACACCGTCGGCGAACGCCATGAGCCCGCACGCGCTGGGCCGGTCGGCGGTCGCCCACCTCGCCTCGGTGAGGTCGCCGCCGGCGTGGACGGCGAGGGCGGCCATCTCGGGTGTGGCGTAGTAGAGGCCGGCGTGTCGGTAGTGCTCGGCGAGCGCGTCGAGGCCGGGTTGGTTGTGGTCGCCTGCGCCCCGGCGGAGGGCGGACTGGGGGTTGTCGAGGTAGCGCACCATCTGGGCGCGCCACCTTGGCAGGTCACGCGGTCTCACGGCTCCTCCTTATTGACAGGAAGCACGAAGACGCCGCTCGGCCGCACCTCGATCAGCCCTTCGTCCGCGAGTTGCTTCACTGCTGCGCTGATGGTTGCGCGGGCGCCGCCGCCCAGCAGTTCCCTGATGGCCCTCTGCGTCGGCAGGCGCTCCTCGCCCCTGGCCCGGTAATCGTCGACCAGGGCGCGCAGGGGTGTTTCGACCCAGGTGGAGCCCGCCTTGGCGCGAGTACGTAGTGGCCATCTCCCTGTCTCTCGGTACCGGCGCATTCGCTCCGCCAATGTCGTCCTCGCCAGGCCGAGCACTTCCGCGACACTCGCCATGTGCACTCCGCGCCGGGAAAGCTCGTCTACTAGACTCCCCAGCTCAGACCCGGTCAGCTCCTTTAGCTCTCGCGCCTCGGCATCGGTAAGTGGCCGACGGAGGGGAGGGGTTGACAGGGGGGTGTGAACGATGCTCCGCCGATCCTGCCTGCGGCCGACCATCGCCAGTACCGCATCCTCGGCAATGGCGAAGTGCTCATCGGTCACTCTCTCGCGGTCCCTTTCCTCTCGGGTGACACGGGCGATCTTCACGGCGAGGTCGATGGCGCCACCGGTGCGGGCAAGTGCCGCAAGGTAGTCGGCCAGGCGCGCCGCGCGCTGAACGTGCAGGTCGTACCCGTCGAGGGCGGCGCGCAATTCGCCGTCCCACGCGGCGCACGTGGTGAGGCTGTGCGAGGTCACCCCGGCGACCTCAGCCGCAGCCTCTGGCCGCGCGCCGGCCCGCAGCGCGGCCAGGGCCGCATCCACCTGCTCACCGCTCAGGCCACGGTAGCGGCGGGTATCCTCGTTGTGCGCGACGCGGCAGCGTGGGCAGCGCCCGCCCGCACGCCACCCGGACGCCGTCCCGCAGGAGGCGCCACCCTCCTTGCAGCGCTTCGCGGTCACGACGCCTCCGGGGTGTTGCCGTAGACGATGCGGGCGCCGGTCACCTCGGCTGCGGCGCGGGCTGCGATGCGGCGCTGCCACTGGGCGGTGCGCTCCCCGCCGGCCGCGCGGTGCTCCTCGTCGTCGCGGTGCGCGATGATGACCGGCCGGTCCTGGTCGATCACCTCGACCAGCTCCTTCACGGCGGCGTCCGCCTCGGCGCGCAGGTCGTCGATGGTCTCGGCGGCCCAGGCGGGGATGCGGTCGCGGCCCTGCTCCCAGGAGCGGATGGTGCGGGGGTTGACCTCGGCGACGGCAGCGAACACCTCCAGGGTCAGCCCCAGGTGTTCGCGGCCGGCCCGTAGTTCGGCCGGCGTCAGCGGCTCGATGCGCTCGACCGGCACGGTGCACCCGGTGTCGACCGCCTCCCAGTCGCCGATGAGGCGCCAGCCGGCCGCGTCCAGGGCCTGTTCGGCCTGCTCGATGGCGGCCTCGTCGGTGTCGTCGTCGTGCCGGGCGTCGAGGACGACCCGCAGGTGGGGGTCACCGAAGGAGGAGCGGGCGCGCAGGTCGTCGGGGTCGTCGCCCAGCAGCTCGTCTTCCAGGATGACGACGTCGCAGTGGTTGTCGTCCAGGACGCTGGGGTCGGTGCTCAGCCAGGCGGTGAAGTAGCGTGCGGTCATGATGGAGACTCCTTATGTGCAGGTGGGAGGGGTTGTCAGAGGGCGGCGCGAGCGGCGGCCTTGAGGCCGGTGAACACCAGGCCGAGGAGGTCGAGGGTGGTGCGCTCGCCGTCCTTGTAGCGGATGTCCAGGGCGCGGGCGCCGTGGTGGGCGGCGTAGAGCTTGCCGTCGGCGACGTCGAACCAGACCTTGTCGATGGAGCCGATGACGGCGCCGGCGCGGCCGTTGGCGACCTGCCGGCCGTCGATGGCGAACCAGGCGACGTTGCCGGTCTTGTAGTGACCGATCTCGATGCCGGCGAAGTCGGCCCAGTTGTTGATGTACACGCGGTCGTGGCCGGCTTTGGCCCAGCGGCGCCCGCCGATGGCCTGGAACATCTCGGCGGTGAGCGGCTTGGGGGTGGCGGGCTTGTCGAGGCTGATGCGGTACTCCAGGCTGGCCAGGTCGATGACCCACTGGCCGGCCTGCTTGGTGGCTCCGATGACGCCCTTGCGGCACCAGGTGCGGATGGTGGCGACGGTGCGGCGGGCCTTGGTGGCGGCGAGGGTGGTGTTCATCTGGTGCTCCCGAGTCACTTACGGGGTGGCCTGGGGCTGTTCCCCTGACCTTGTAACCACAAGGATACACCCTAATTTAGGGTGCGTCAACCCCCCACCGGAACCCCCTGCACCCCCACCACCCACGCTCCGGTCATCGCGAATGACGGAAAGCTGATAGGCTCCTGCCTGTCTTGGCTATGCAATGACGAGACTCATGCCGGACCCGTCCTTCTTGCTCCAACAAGGAGGAGCACACGGGTCCGGCACTTTTCGTTCATCTCCCCTGCCATCCACTTCCTGCTGCCGACCCGCGCGACCAGGCGCCGGATCGCCAGGTTGGCGGCATCCGGGCATGGCGGGGCGGGCGCGGGTGGAGTGGGCATGCGACCAGAGTACGGGCCTACTCCTCCTCCGACCCGGTGTCCGGCTGGGCGACGAACGATCCGCGCTGCGGCACCACCATCACGACGCCGTCCTCCGCCAACGCCGCAATCGCACGCCGCACCGTGGACCGCGCGAGCCCGTATTCCTGCACCAGCCGCGCCTCCGACGGGATCGCCCGCCCGGGCTGCCAGTCGCCGCGCGCGATCCGGGCGCGGAGGATCTCCGCGAGCTGCCGGTACGGCGTCAGCGGCGCCTCATGGTCGATCACGGAGTCGGGTCCGAGGTCCATGCCGTCCACGGTGGACGTACCGGCATCACCCTGCACGGGCAGATACGTCGCGGTACGTAGCGATACGTATCGGAGATCGGGTACGGTCGCGGGTAGGAAGAACCCCCGCAGCCGTGCGACCGGCTCGGGGGTGCGGCCACCAGCTGGAGGAGCTGACGGCATGGCTGATACTACCGACACCCCCCGACACGTCCACCCGGATGACACGGCCCCGGGCACCGGGAGGCGGATGTGTGTCCGCTGCAAGACCACGACGGACCGGCCCGTCGTGGTCGGCAGCATCGAGCGGACATCCGGCCCGGGCTGGACCGTGTACGCCTGCCAGACCTGCGCCCCCCGGATGACCACCGGGGCCCGTGGCTGACCCGGCCGACGAGGTGCCGTGGCCGGAGCTGGCCCGGTGGCTGACGCTGACGCAGCTGCGGGGCATCGCGTGCGCCTGGTGCATGCACTGGCACCAGGCGGAGGAGGCTGAGGCGCTGGGCGTCAGCGACGGACTGTGGATCTGCGCGGACCGGGTGCAGTGCGAGGCGCGGTGGGAAGCGCGGGGGGATCTGCTCGCCGACCGGATACGGCAGTACCTCAGCTAGCCGATGGGTCGTCCGGCAGGAGGCTGGCCGGCGGGACATCGAGGGCGTCCGCGAGGTCGAGCAGGTGGTCGAGGATCGGGCTCATCACCCCGTTCTCGATGCGGCTGACCGTTTTGCTATCGAGGCCGGCGCGTTCGGCGAGCTGGTCCTGGGTGAGGTTCTGGTGACGCCGTTCGGCTCGCAGGAGTTGCCCGACCTGGAGTCTGCGGCGGAGGACGCGGTCGGGGATCGGGTGCACCCGTCCACGCTGGAATGATCATGGGTGGATGTCTTTACCGTTGACGGTAAGGTTTTGGATCATGAGTGGGGTGGGTATAGGTCGGAGACCCGATCAGCCGCCACCCTTGAATAGAACGAGTGTTCGATGGTGCGTGCTAGTTTCAACTACCGACGACGGGGCATCACGTCCCGACTGTAATCGTGCCGGGGTAGCACGGGCGGCCCCCAGCTGGCCCCGGCACACGGCGGCCCCCTCCGAGCAGGAGGGGGCCGTTCTGCTTGCTGGGTCCCATCTGGGTCCTGGCGTCTCGTATTTGCCCTGTAGTCATCCCGTATATACCTCGTAGGGTTCACGTACAGTTCCGGGGCCAGGCGGGTTTAGATCGGCGCTGACCAGGCAGAATGACCCTAGAGTTGGCTGGTCGGAGGATGGGAACCTGTAGCGCAGCCTGGTAGCGCATCTCGTTCGCAACGAGGGGGTCAGGGGTTCAAATCCCCTCAGGTCCACAGTCAAATACCAGGTCAGAGGCCCCGCACCTTAGTTGGTGCGGGGCCTCTTCGGCGTCCTGGGGGTCTCTGGGTCTCAACTGGGTCTTGATCTTGGAGACTGACCTCAGCGGGTCTCCGCCCGGTCCAGCAGCAGCCGGTCCACAACCGCAACCGGCGACCGCGGATGCATCGCGATCCGCGCGTCCAGCGAGCTGTACCACTGCTCGGTCAGGTCATCCATCAGCCGGCGCCGCATCGGGTCCGTCACATGAGAGTACCGAGCCGACACCGAACTGTCGATATGCCCCATGCGGTCATCCATCAGCACCTTCGGCGCGCCGATCTCCTCCATCAGCGTCTTACCCGAGTGCCGCATCCCGTGCCGGGTCAGCCCCTGACGGATCGGCAGCCAGCTCGCATCCGCCCGCGCCTCCGCGCCCCGGCCCCGCACCGGCACGCCGGGCACCGGCTCACCGCGCACCAGCACCGGGCGCCGTGGGTACGGCGCCTTCGCCGGGTAGTAGCCGGTCGCGGCCGGAGCCCACAGGGAGCTGCTGTGCCCGGACCGCCGCCAGTGCGCCGCGTACCGCGTGCCGCCCGCCGAGGCGCCGAGTTCGGCGACGGCCTTCTCCACCTTCTCCCGCGTCGTGGCAGCCACCCGCTCGGGCCGGTTCAGCGCATTGGATACCGTTCCGACTGACACGCCGGCCTCCGCCGCGACCTCCTTCAGGCGGTATCCCGCCCGCGTCTCGTTGCCGCGGAACACGTACCGCTGGCCGTGGCACGCACAGGCCGCCGGGGCGGCGCCGGCTATGTGGCCGCGCAGGAGCTGCCCGAGCCACACCGGGATGTCGATGGCGCGGTAGCTGTCATCCTTCGGTGCGCAGCGGACGAACTTCCCGCTCCGGCCCATCTCGTAGAGCTGCCACTCGACATGGATGACCTCGGGGCTGACGAACTCCGCCTCCAGGCCGACCGTCTCACCCCACCGCAGCGTCGCGTAGAGCTGGAGCACCGTGCACACGAACTCGTCGTCGCGGCCGGACAGCAGCGACATCCGCTCGCCCAGCAGCAGCGCGCCGAGCGCGGTCGTGATGGCCTTCTGGGGTTTGCGGCCGGCCGTGCCTCCGCGGCCCGACTTCCGCCCGCGGCCGCGGCGTCGGGTGGCCGGGTTGATCGCGATGTGCCCGGAGGCGACCGCGTCAGTGAGGATCGTGTGCAGCGTCGACCGGTAGGTCCGCGCGCTCGACGCCGCCCCGGCGGCCTTCTCGCTGCGCTCCCAGGCGTCGATCGCCTTCGTGTCGATCTCCACCAGCGGCACCGCGCCGAGCGCCGGCAGGATGTGGGAGAGGTGGTGCTCGTAGTTCGCCTTGGAGGACTCAGCGAGATCCACTGTGGCTTCCATCAGCCATCCGTCCTCGCCATCCTCGCCGCGCACGAACTCCCCGAGCGTGGTTCGGCTCAGCTCGGGAGGCACCCACCGCCCGATGCCGGCGGCGGCGTTCGCCTCGTCTTCCAGCTTTCGCGCAGCCGTTTTCGCCGTGATCTTCGTGGGGAACCGGATGGCCCGCCCGTCGGACCCCTTGATCGTGTCCTTGACGCCGTCGGGCCGCTCCCATCGGGCCCGGTAGTAGGGGCGCTTGTCGCGGCCTGTGCGCTTCTCTGCTGACGCCATGTCACTCCCTGGCCTGCCGCGCCTCGCCCCGGTTGCCCGGGGCGGTGGGGGCGCGCGGCGACTTGTCAGGCCGCACCTCGGCGCTGGGCGCGGTCGGCTGTGCTGTCCGGCGCTTCGCCGTTGAGCCGGGCCTCCAGGGCTCGGGCGTCGCGATCGTTGAACGTCTCGGAACTGACATATACGGTCCCTCGCACCCTGTCATGCCATATGTCTGCTCTAGGCATGTCAGTTGCGAGTAGGACCCTGACCCTGCGGCGTGAGCGCACGGGGTCCCCCTATCACCAGATGAGCGCGGCCCCCCAGCTGGACGGAACATGCAACCACATACGGGTGTCCGTTGAACACACATCGCGCAGGATTCCTCACGTACCGACGCTATATGTCGGAATCTGACGGATCGTCACTGACTGCATCGCCGGACGGAGTGCGCAGCACCGGCCCTGTCGACAACCATGCCACTAGCTCCCGCTGCACCTCTTCGGCGGACATGCCGGCGCTGCCACGCACGACGAGCGTCGCAGTCACCTCGCCGTCCGGTCCCTGGACGTGCATGACACGGGACCCGATCAGCTCACCCTCGGCGAGGGCCTGGAGCACGCGGTCGGACAGGTCTCGGGGCTTGCCCGACAGGTCCTGGCCCGGTGCTTCGCCCTCGGCGGGCTCACCGCCGTCGAGCACGGCGTCTGCTGATCCGTCGGCCCAGCCGACCAGCCGTGCGTAGTCTCTGACGGTTCTGGTCAGCCTGGAGAACCTGCCGCCGTCGATGTTCGCGATGGCGCCGCGCGTCACGCCCAGCTCTGTGGCGATGTCCTCCTGCCGGAGCTGGCGGCGCTCGCGCGCGGCCTTCAGCTCGGCGCCGAGGCGTGCCCAGTCTCTGCTCATGGCACTCACTATGCCGCAGCGCCATGCAACCAGATAGCCCAGTCTCGGCCTGTGAGCAGCACGTCTAGGGTGCGCGGGTTTCATGCAGGGGGCGCACTATGCGCAGAGTGTCAGCAACTATACGCAGTTCGTATATAGCTCGGGCAACAGGGGTTGCTTTGCGTATAGTTCATGTATAGTCTCTGACGTGACACCGAACGGGACCGCAATCAGGGCCATACGCCGGATGCAGGGGATCAGCCTGCGCGACCTGGCCAGAAAAACCGGCTTCACCCGCTCCTACCTATCCCGCCTCGAACGCGGACTGGCAGGGGCGAGCGAGAGCACGATCCGCCGCATCGCCGAGGTCCTTGCGGTACCGCCAGCCGACATCACCAGAGGAGATCCCTGTGTCCACTGCCCGAACCGCCGCGCCGACGGAGGCGCAGGAGGCGGAGCTTCCTGACCCGTTCAGCCCGGAGGGCGAGACGTGGCTCTACACCCCCAAACAGGCCGCCCGGTGGCTGCCCTGGTCGGGTCGCGGACTCCGCGAGCGCGCCTACCGGAACGAGGTCATCCACACCCGGTCGCCGAACCGCCGCGTCTGGTTCACCGGCGCCGACATCCGGGACGAGCTCGCCAGCTACAAGCAGCACAAGCCCGCCGCCTGAGCGGACGGCAAACGGCCCCACCACCGGTGGCAAGACCGGCAGCAGGGCCTACCGCAGCACCACCCCTGCACACCTCTACAGACAGGAGGGGCCGCGATGGCTCCCAGTATGACCAACCCCTCGACGATCCTCGCCCTTGACGCGGCGCTCGGCACGCTGCTGGAGCGGATCGCCGAGGCTGACATGGCGCCGCTGCTGGACGCCGCCGTCACGACGTGGCACATCGGTCGCCGCCCGAGCGCGAGCGTGGGACTGAACGCCGTTAACGTCGGCGACTTCGACCCCGCAAGCCTGCCGCGCCTCGCCGATCTGATCGACGGCACCGTCACCTGCGGCAGCACCATCACGCACGACCACGACGGCAGCCGCACGACGAACCGCATCATCGAGGGCGAGTGGTCCGGGGTTGCAGTGGAGATCTCCGTGTGGATTCCGGCACCCCCTGAGCGCGAACAGCTGCTGGCCCGCCTGGAGGACCGGGAGCAGATCCGCGACCTGACCGACCAGCGCGACGGCGCCCGCCGGACGGTGGAGGACCAGCAGCGCGAGTACGCCGCCGCCCGCCTGCCGCGCCGGGATGCCTGCCGGGAGCGGTGCGCGGAGGCGGGACTCGCCCGCTGCTGCCTCACCTCCGGACATACGGGCGCGCACGAGACCGACTGGTCCGGCGGCCAGCACGTCAGCTGGGGCGGTGCCGCATGACCGCCGTCCTGTCCGACTGGGCTGCCGGCGGGGGCATCGCCACCGCGCTGTTCGCCGCGACCGCCGTGCCCGCGCTGCTGGTGGACCACCACGGCAAGGCCGCTGCCCGCAGCGTGCGTGCGGGTGTCCGGTACGTCGTCATCGGCGGCGTCTGCTGGCTGGCCCTGACTGTCGGCCCGGTGGGCGGTGGCCTCGATGGCTGAGACCGTGCTGACCGATCCGGTGATGGCGCCGGGCGTGTACGACGACGTCCCGGCTGAGGCGTACCACGCCGACCCCGCCCTGTCCTCGACCGGTGCCCGGCAGCTGCTGCCGCCGTCGTGTCCGGCCCGGTTCCGGTGGGACCAGCTCTACGGCCAGCCGCCGAAGGCAGTGTTCGACTTCGGGCAGGCCGCCCATCTCGCCGCTCTCGGCGCCGGCCCCGACCTGGTGATCGTGGAGGCGCCGGACTGGCGCACCAAGCGGGCGCAGCAGCTGCGCGATGGCGCGCGCGCCGAAGGTGCGGTGCCGCTGCTGGAGCACCAGTACGAGCAGGTGCAGGCCATGGCCGCCGCACTCCGGGCGCATCCCGTTGCTGGGCCGGTGTTCGCGCCGGGCTCGGGGCGGGGGGAGGTGTCGCTGTGGTGGGCCGACCGTCCGACTGGGGTGATGCGCCGGGCGCGCCTGGACTGGCTGCGCGAGCCGGTGGCAGAGCGGCGGCTGATCGTCCCGGACTACAAGACATGCCGCTCGGCGTCCCCTGAGGCGTTCAGGAAGGCGACCGCCGAGTACGGCTACCACCAGCAGGCCGACTGGTACACGGCCGCCGTGCAGGCGCTGGGCCTGGCCCCGGGCGGGGCGGCGTTCGTCTTCATCTGCCAGGAGAAGGACCCGCCGTACCTGGTGGCGACCTACGAGCTGGACGCGGTGGCGCTGCGCATCGGCGCGGCGAAGAACCGGGCAGCGCTGGAGACCTTCGCCGAGTGCACCGCCACCGGCCGCTGGCCCGGCTACGGCGACGAGCCGCAGCTGATCTCCCTGCCCCCCTGGGCCGAAATCCGTGACACCGAGGAGTACCTGTGAACGACAACGGACTTGTTGTGCCCGGTCAGGCCACGATGGTCGAGCAGTCACGGGCGGAGATGGAGGTCAAGGCCGCCGTCACCATCGCGCAGCAGAACCCGCGCGACCCGGAGGCCGCGCGGCGGCGGATGCAGTTCGCGTGCCGCCAGCCCGCACTGGCCCTCAAGGCGTTCTACAGCTTCCCCAGGGGGCGGGAGATCGTCTCCGGTGCCAGTATCCAGCTGGCGACGGAGCTCGCGCTGAACTACGGGAACATCCAGTACAGCGTGGTCGAGTTGTCGCGGGACTCCGGGGCCGGGCAGTCGGAGATCCTGGTGTACGCGTGGGACCTGGAGGCCAACTCCCGCTCCGCGCAGATCTTCATTGCCCCTCACCTGCGGTACACGTCGCGGAACGCGCAGAAGCTCACCGACCTCCGTGACGTGTACGAGAACAACTCGAACCAGGGCGCCCGCCGCCTGCGTGAAGCGATCTTCAAGGTGCTGCCCGCGTGGTACGTCGGCGAGGCCACCGAGCTGTGTCGGGAGACGATCGGCAAGCACATCGCGGAGCTCGTGGCGACCTACGAGAAGGTCGGCGTGTCCTTGGAGCAGCTGGAGGCCAAGGTCGAGTGTCGCCGGTCGGAGTGGACCGGTAAGCACGCCACGGAGCTTGCTTCTCTCTACACCTCGGTCAGCTGCGGCGAGATCACCCGGGACGACGCGTTTCCGCCGATTGGCGGTGCGGCAGCCACCGGTCGAGTGACGGCGGAGGAACTGACCGGCGGCGCCCCGGCCAACGCCCCCGGCGGCCCGCAGTGAGCGCGGCGTTCGGGTGGCTGCTGCTGGCCGGTGTGCTCGGCGCGGGCGTGCTGGCGGTGTGTTCGGCGCACATCCCGGTCCTGCGCGTCTGGACCGGTGCCGCACCGCTGGATGGCGGTGAGCGCGATGACCGCTGATGCGCTGACGCTGCTGATCGCCGGTATCGCGCTGGCCTGGTTCGTGGTGTGCGTCGTGGTGGAGGTGCGGATCTGGCTCCGGTCTCGCCGCCCGCGCACCTCCGGCCGGCACCGTGCGCCGCTGGACCCGCCGAGGCCACCCTGCACGCCGCCCGGGAGGCGGCGCGGGAGGCCCTGGACCCGGTCCAGCCGGGCGGGGGTGAGGACCGGTGAGGCCGTCCACGGACCTCCTGGCGCTGGCCCCGGCCGGGGTACTGCGCGCCCATCAGCAGGATGCCCGCCGCTGCATGACCGCCCACGCCGCCGCCGGACTACCGGCCGACGAGCCGTGCGCCACCTGGGCGGACCGGGTGCAGGACGAACTCGACCGCCGGGCGCACGGCATGCCACTGGCCGTGCCGGTGGCCGCCACGCTGCTGGAGCAGTACGGGCGCACCGGACCGCGCGGGGGTGAGGAGCGGTGAGCGTTCCCAGAGCTGTTGTCGGCGGCCGGGCGTCCACCCCGGGCGAACTCGCCGCCGTCGCCCAGCTGGTCACCCACCGGGCGACCGGCACGGATGACGAGGCCATGCTCCGCGCAATGCTTGGACTGGCACCGGCGGCCAAGCGCCGACGGGGACGCCCGCTCGCCGAGCACGGCACACCCGGTCGGTACCGGTCCGGCTGTCGCTGCGGTGACTGCCGGGCGGCGCACACCGCGAAGTGCCGGGCGGATCGCCACCGGCGCGCTGCGGATCCGTCGACTGCGGACCGGGCCGGGCACGGCAAGGCGAACACGTACCGGAACCACGGCTGCCGCTGCGAACCGTGCACGGCAGCCCACAGCGCGCAGATCGTCCCGTACCTGAGGCAGCTCCGCGCTCGACGTCGGACGGAGGCCGTCCGGTGACCGCCGTCATCTGCATCGCGCTGTTCTGCGGGGCGCCCGCTGCGGCCCTGTGCCGTATCCGCCGCCCACGCTTCCCCTGACCGCCTGGCGGCGCCGCCGGCCTCCACACCCGGCCCCGCCAGGCAGCCACCAACCTGACTGGAGTACCTGATGTCCCACTTCACCGTCCTCGTTGCACTCAAGCCGGACACTCGCGGGCATGTCGGCGAGCACCTGGCCGCCGCACTCGCCCCGTTCGACGAGAACAGCGAGGTCACCCCCTACCGCAACTACATCGAGAACTGGCAGAACGCCTACGAGCGGGCCCTCAAGTTCTACTCCGAACACCCGGAGCACAAGCCCGCCGGCCTGGACGAACTGGACGTGGCCGCCGTTCTGTCGGCCTACGAGGACGTCGAGGTCACCGAGGAGACCGCCGACGACTCGACGGCCGTCACGTTCTACTCGATGTCCACCTACAACCCCCGGTCCAAGTGGGACTGGTGGGTGATCGGCGGACGCTGGACCGGCTACTTCCCCGTCGCGGCGGGCTGCGACGGCGACCCGCGGCTGATCGTCGGCCGCCCGGGCGCCTTCGGCCACCGGGCCGCACCCGGCCGGGTGGACGGCGGCCCGCGCGAACTCCTCGACTTCGACGCCCTGCGCCAGATCAAGGCCGCCGAGGCGGGCGGGCAGTACGACCACTGGCAGCAGCTGACCGATGGCCTGCCCGAGGCCCGGCCGTGGTCTGCGTTCCTGGAGCGCCACAAGGCCGACCCGGAGGACTACCCGATCGACCGCGCCCGCGAGGAGTACGGCGCGCAGGAGATCACGCAGAAGGCCCGCACCTCGCGCGAGTTCGCGTGGCTGGACTGCCCCATCGACGCCTTCGCCGTGGGCCGCGACGAGTACATGCGGCAGGCCGCCGAGCGGGCCGTGCCCGGATACGCCTACCTCGACCTGGACGGCGTGTGGCACGCGCCCGGCTCGATGGGCTGGTTCGGCATGAGCAGCGACGACGAGGGCGATCGCGCCGCCTACTACCGGCGCATCAACGAGGAATTGGATGCCCTCGACCCGGCCACGGTCCTGGTCGCCGTGGACTGCCACATCTGACCTGGAGCGCCGCCTGATGCCTGACCGCTACGCGTCCCGCCCGCACCACTGGGCCGCCGTCGCCGCCGTGCTGGCGACCGCCGCCCTGATCGCCGCCGGATGCACCGACACCGCCGCCACCCCCGACCCCAGCCCCGCACCGCCCGCCACCGCACCCGAGGGCGACGGCGGCGGCAAGACCGGAGGAACCGACCGATGAGCCTCGGAGACCTGATCAAGACCCTCGAAGCCGAAGACCCCGCGCTGCTGCTGCCGGTCGGCTTCGTCAACCCGCACTCCTACCGCGGGGACTACATGGACCTCGCGTTCGAGCCCGCCGCCAATATCCCCGTCGGAGACTGCCTGGCCTCCGCCCGGTCCGCGCTCGGCACCACCTACGAGGGCTGGAAGGGCGGCCAGTTCACGATGAACGAGCACTCGTGGTGCTGGCTGTCCGAGGAGGGCACCGCATCGTGCGAGTCCCTCGGCCCGACGCTGCTGCGACTCATGATCGCCCACGGCAAGGCCGCCCGATTCGTCGCCGCGCGCGCCGAGTTCGTCACCGCCATCGACAACTGCCGCCCCGACAACTACGCCGACTACCACCGCTGGCAGGGCCACGCCGAAAGCCGCCGCGTGCTCGCCAAGGAACTCGGCCTGCCCGTCGCGTGGCCGATCGGACACAAGGGCGCCGAAGCAGGTGGCGACCGATGAGTTACCCGAACCACTACACCCCCGCCGAGCACCTGGCCGCCGCCACTCCGGAGGCCGACCGTGGATGACCTGCCCGACGGCTACTACGCCGTCCTCAACCCCGACGACCCGGCCACCATGACCTACTGGCGGGTCCGCACCGGCCGGATCACCGCCTGGCCTGCCAAGGCCCACCACGGCCCCCCGCGCCTGCTGAAGCGGGACGCCCCGGCCGACCGTGACGCCCGCATCGCCTGGATGCGCGTCTGGAGCAGCCGCTACCAGTCGTGGATGCAGCGGCTGCACGCCGCACTGATCGCCGACCTGCCCGCCGCCCGCCGCACGTTCGCCGATCTCACCGTCCGCTGCTGCGAGTGCGGCCGGGCTCTCACTGACGACCGGTCCAAGGTGCTCGGCGTCGGGCCGGAGTGCCGCCGCCACATGGACGACGGCGTGCTCGCCCAGCTGGTGACGCCGCAGATCGCTACGGCCCACGCGACATGGGAGGCCGGCCGTGGATGACGCCATCGCCCTGATCACCGCCGCCGTCTACGTGTTCGGCGCCGCCGCGCTGGTGCTGGCCTTCGCCGCGCTGCTGTTCGCCGTGCACCTGCTGCGCGCCGCGCTGCACCGACTCCGCCACGACGTGCGCCCCGCCGAGACCGCCGCTGCCGAACCGCGCCACGACCCCCACGACGACACCCTCACCCTGCCCAAGATCGGAACCGCAGCATGACCGACCGACTGAGCGACGAGCGGATCGAGCAGATCCGCGCCCGCATCCGCCGAGACACCATCTGCCCCAGCGGCTACGCGCCCGTCAAGGGCGGCGCGCACCACTGGGTCACCTACGACCACGCCCACATCCAGTGCGCCCAGTGCGGTCACATCACCATCGGGGGGCGCGTCAGCTACCTGGTCGAGGTCCACGACCTCTACGGCGAGGCCGTGCGCCTCCGCGAACTGGACGACATGGCGCAGGACTGGGAACAGCGCCTCGCAGACCTCCGCCACGAGCACCAGCGGCAGGCCGCCGCGTGGGACAAGCAGCGCGAACAGCTGACCGCCGACCGGGACCGGATTCGGCGGGAGCTGGACGCCCGCACCTCGACACCGTGCGGCCCGGGGGTGCCGTGCGAGGACGGCGGCGAACCCTGCGACCGTCACGAGCGCGAGCAGGCTCACGCCGACGGCGAGCACGAGCTGTGCGGACCGGAGTGCGAGCCCCTGCGCCTCGCCTGGTCGCCGCAGGACATCGAACTGGGCGACGACGGCGGTGCCGTCCTCATGCTCACCCACACCGGCGGACAGCCCGCCGTCCTGGAGCTGGAGCCCGAAGCCGCCGCCGCGCTGCGGGACGACCTGACGGAGTCTTTCGACGGCCCGTGCTGGCACCTGCATTGCGCGGTCTGCCAGGCCGACGACCGGCACGGCAGCGGGATCTGCTTCCCCGACAGCGCCGCCGCGACCGCCTACGGACGCCGACACGGGTGGCGCCTGGACGACGACCGGCAGGTATGCCCGAGCTGCGCGGACGACGACGGCGACGAGCACCAGCTGGGTATCACCGACCGCGACGAGACGGCGGTGGCGTGATGCCCACCTGGCTGCTGCTGCTCGCCGCCTGGGTCGGCGGCTCCATCGGCGCCGGCGCCCTGTGGATCGGCGCCTGCGTGATCAATGACCGCATCTACGGCATCCACCGCTGAACGCCGCCCCGCCCCCGGCATTCGACCTGCCGGGGGCGGGCGGCACCACCGTACCGCCGCACACCGCACCACCAGGAGGACCCCGTGCGCGACACCGGCACCGAGACCGTCGCAGCCGAGTACGACCGGCTGTGCACCGAGGGCCATCGCCTCGCGGCCCAGGCCACCCGCACACCCGAAGACCGCGCCCGCGCGGTACAGATCAGCGCACGTCTGCGGGCCATCCGAGCCACGCCCCCGCCCGGCTACACCCTCCCGTCCATGGCCACCGCCCTCATCGCCCACGCCACCGCGCACGGCTGGCAGACCCTCGCCCAGTGGACCCCCGCCGCCGGCCTGGACGAAGGCGGCAGGCAGGAACCGTTCGTCACCGTGCAGGTCGGCCGACGCCTGACCGCTGACGAACTGGCCGCCCGCGCGGAGAAGTTCTTCCAGGGCCCGCACTGGCTCTACAGCGCCACCTGGTGGTCCCGCGGCCTCCCGCACGGCCGCCTCCGCCTCCACCGCGTCAGCGCCGAAACACCGGATGCCCCCGCCTGCCACGAGGTGTCGCTCCGCACAGCCAGGGAGGCGATCACCGCACACCCCGCCCCATGACCGCCCGGCCCGAGTGGCGCAACCGCCATCCCGCACCAGCACCACCAGGAGGACCCCGTGACCGCAGAGCACACCCCGGAAGAGATCTACCGCCTCCGACGAGCCATGCAGTACAGCTTCGCCTCCAGCGGGGGTGAGTGCACCTACTACGAATCGATCGACAGCCTCCGCGAAGACCTCCTCAACGCCTGGCTCGACATCGAGGCCGACCAGAACTGCCCGAGCAAGCGCGTGCAGCGCAGGCTCGCCCGGCTGTGGCGGAAGGCCCGCCGCCAGCCCGACTACCCGAAGGTGACGAGGGTGGTCGCCGTGGAGCGGCACACCGACGCCGGATGGGTCCCCGTGCCGTGGGAGATCGTCGCCCCGGCCGTGCTGCTCGGCGCCGAGGCGACCGGCGGTGCGGCATGAGCAACGTCGTCATCTGCCGCCCGGACCTGTTCCCGCTCCGTCGCATCCTGCACTGCCCGACCTGCAAGCGCCGCCGCCGCTTCGCCGTCCTCGACGCCGCCTGGTACGGGCCGACCGTCACCTGCTGCGCCTGCGGCGACTCCTGGTCCGACGGCGAACGCCATCCCCGGCCCTTCCGGCGAGGCTGGCGGAAGGACGCCGCGGCCCGCGCCCGCCAGACCTGGACCGACGCCGGCCAGTACACCCGCGCCGACTGGGAGGACTGGTTCCGGGGCGAGATGGGCGGTGCGGCATGACACAGCAGCACGCCGTGCAGCCCGCCCTCGACGGCACCGTGCCGATCCGCCGCGCCGAGAGCTACCCCGAATGGGTCGAGGAAGTGTGGCCCGCCTTCGAAGCCGCAGCCGGGACCGGCCTGCCCTTCACCACCAGCGAGATACAGAAACGCCACGACCTCCCCGACCCGCCCAAGCCCCGCGGCCAGTGGGGCAGCCTCCCGCAGCGCCTCAAAGACGCCGGGATCATCCGCGACTACCCCGCCATCGGCACCAGTGCTCGCCGCGGCGTCAACAGCTCCGGCGTCCACCAGTGGATCGGCACCCGCGCCCACATCGCCGCTTGGCGCGCCCAGCAGGCCGCCGCCGGGGAGGTGGCAGCGTGACGACCGCCGTCAAGCCGTTGCCCGCGCACGGCACGCTGTCCCGCCACAAGTACCACGGCTGCAAGTGCCAGACCTGCTACGACGGATTCCGCGCCTACCAACGCACCCGACACCGCCGACGCGGCTACGGCACCTGGCAGCCCTTCGTCGACGCCGAGCCCGTCCGCGAGCACATCCAGCACCTCCGGGGCGCCGGGCTCTCCATCGCCCGCATCGCCGAGGCCGCCGGCCTCCCCGTCCCGACCATCGCCAGGTACCTCTACGGCTGCGACGGTCGGCCACCAACTCGCCGCGCCCGGCCGGAGACCGCCGCCGCGGTCCTCGCCGTCACCGCCGACGCGGCAACGCCCGGCAGGGTCCCGCTCGCGGGCACGCGCCGCCGCATCCAGGCACTCGCCGCCGCCGGCTGGCCCACCCTGGCCGTCGCCGAGCGCGCCGGGATGAACCGGCGCACCATCCGCGACATCGCCTCCGGCCGCTACCGGGACGGGGTGTATGCGAGCACGGCCGCGACCATCGCCCGCGTCTACCGGGAGCTGGTCCCGCTCGATCCGACCCGTCACGGGGTTCGGGACTGGGTAGCGGTCAAGACGCGCCGCTGGGCCGCGGGCAACGGTTGGCACGGCCCTCTGGCGTGGGGTGAGGACATCGACGACCCCGCGGCCGAGCCCGAGCTTGAGCCGGAACAGCCGCTGGACCGCATGGAGCTGGCCAAGATCCGCCGCCGCGACGTGTGGCTCCTGGCGAGCGCCGGCCACACCAGCGAGGCAATCGCCACCCGGCTCGACATGGCGGTCACCACCGTCCGCACCATCCGCGCCGAGCTGGCCACCGGCAAGCGGCGGGACCGGACACGGCAGGGGGTGGCGGCGTGAGTACCCACTGCCGCTACGGCCACCCCTACGACGAGACCAACACCTACTGGTGGCGCGGGAACCGCTACTGCCGGGCCTGCCAGCGCGTCGCCGAACGCCGCTACCGGCAGCGCACACCGGACGAGATGGCTATCCTGCGCGCCGTCATGGGCGACCCGCCTGCCCGGCTCACCGCCGCCGAACGGCAGGCCGCCGTGCTCCGGCTACGCCGCCGCGGGCTCAGCGCAGAGGCCATCGCCGCCCGCGTCCGGTGCACCCCGCGGACCGTATGGCGCATCGCGGCTCGAACCCGGGAGGCGGCGTGAGCTGGCGCGACGCGGCGCTGTGCGCGCAGACCGACCCCGAGCTGTTCTTCCCGCCCCTCGGGGGCGACAACGGGGCTGCCGCGAAGGCCATCTGCGCCCGCTGTCCCGTCCTCGACCGGTGCCGCGACGCCACCCTCGCCGACGACCGCGGGCGGCCCGAGCTGGAGATCCAGGGCGTGGCCGGCGGCATGGGACGACGCGAACGCGTCGCCGCAGCACGGGGGGTGGCGGCGTGACGGGGTCAGCGGTCGGTGCGGTCCGCCTCGATGGCTTCCGCGTCGGGCACCGGGACGATCGCGGCAAGGCGTCGGCCGCGGCTCGTGACGTAGGTGATCCGCCCGCGCACGGCGGTGTCGTTCACGACGTCGGACAGCGACGCGCGCAGTTCCCGGATGCCGATCTCGGCGCTTGTGTTCGCAGGCATGCACTCATGGTAGCTGAGGTACCTTCAGGTACACTGGTGTACACATGGGTGAGGGGTGAGCACCCTCCCTGAACAGGGGGTTCAACAGCCATGCCCTGATCAGCACCAACGCGAGAGAAGAACCGGATGGGATACAAGCTGCGCCGCTGGCTGGCTGACCGGCTGCCCGACAGCCTCACGTCAGGCGAGCGCCTGGTCGCGCTGGAGATCGCCGACCAGGCACACGAGGACACGCGGCTCGCTTACGGCGCAGACCTCATCCCAGCTGTGCTGCGGCGCACCGGCTTCGGAAACGCCAAGCAGCTCGGCAAGGTCTGGGAAAAGCTGAATTCCCGGGGAATTGAATTGCGCGTCCCTATCAAGGGGGCCGATGGCGGCCCGCTGACCGGAAAAGACGGCCGCGTCATCTACGCCATGCGCGGCCATTCGATCACCTTCCGAGTGCCCACCGAAGCCGAGTGCCCCGCTCTGAAGGTCCCCCCACAGGGGGACCTAACTCCCCCCGAGACGGCCCTCGATGATCCAGAAAGGTCCCCCCACAGGGGGACCAATGAAGCCGAAAGGTCCCCCCAGGGGGAGACCAAAGACCGAGAAAGGTCCCCCCACAGGGGCCGAAAGGTCCCCCCACAGGGGGACCCCACCACTCATACCACTCAACAGACAACTACTGCCGTCGCTGACGCTCCGGCCGAGGAGCCCTCAGCCGAGCCGCCCGCCAAACGGGCGACCGGCAAGCACGAAGCAGCCGACGAACTCACCAACGGCTTCTGGGAAAAGCACGGCAAAGGCCGGGCGCAGTCCTATATCGCAATTCGCGGAATCGTCCGCAAAGCCATGAGCAACGGCGTCGAACGCAACGACCTCGCCCACGCCCTCGACGCAATAGCCCGAGAAGGAAAACCCATCTCCGGCGGAACGATCGACTACGCCCTCGGTCAGCGCCGCCAGCAGCAACAGCGCGGCGGCGCCCGTGCCGACATCGCCACCTACGAGGACTACGAGTCCGGAAACGTGAAGGTCATCCTGTGATCCCCGAGCCCACCAACCTGGAGCTGTGGCGCGCCGAGCAGACCGCCGAGCGCACCGCCCGGTTCCTCACCCGCCGCCCCCCGGTGTTCGCCCCCGCCGGTGAACTCCCCGCCGAAGCCGCCGCCTGGCTCGCCCGCTACCAGGCCGGCGCAACCGGCTCCCTCGTCCTCGTCGGCCCCACCGGCTCCGGCAAGACCTGGACCCTGTGGCGCCTCGCCGAGACCCTGATCCGCTCCGGCTGGCGCGGCGGCTTCGAGATCGCCCCCGCCTACGAAGTCCGCCGCGCCACCGACCGGCCCCTCGACACCGACGCCATCCACCGCTGGCGCACCGCCGACCTGTGGGCCCTCGACGACCTCGGCTCCGTGTCCGTCACCGACTGGGGCGCCGACGCCCTCCTGACGATCATCGACCACCGCTGGCAGCACCAGCGCCCCACCCTCATCACCACCAACGCCGCCGATCTGCGCTCCCTCCTCGGCGACCGCGTCGCCTCCCGCATCGCCGACGGCGCCACCGTCGCCCACATCACCGCCCCCGACCGCCGCCGCCGGAACGGAGCCAGCCGATGAACCCGATCGACGACCCGTTCGACACCACCCCGCCCGGCGTCGACCTCGACACGGAACGCGCCGTCCTCGGCGGCATGATCACCGCACCCGCCGTCATCGACATCGTCGACGGGATGCTCACCGCCGCCGACTTCTCCAGCGAGCGGCACGCCGCCCTCTACGACGTGCTCACCACCATGCGCGCCACCGGCCACACCATCGACCCGTTCACCCTCGCCGACTGGCTCAGCCGCCAAGGCAACCTCGAACGCATCGGCGGGCGCCCCGAAATCTTCAAGCTCGCCGGCGTCGCCGGAACCAGCCTCAACACCGAGCGGTACGCCGAGATCGTCCACGACAACGCCGTGCGCAGACGCGTCTACCAAGCCGGCGCCACCATCCGCCAGCTCGCCCGCGAAGGCTTCGGCGAGATCGACGACCTCCTCGACGGCGCCGCCCAGGCCCTCGGCGGCGCATCGGCCGGGGCCGCGGGCTCCATGGACGCCGACCTCATCGGCTCCGACGCCGACACCCTGTTCGCCGAGATCGACCACGCCCGCACGCACGGCCCCGAACAGGGCACCCCAACCGGCTTCATCGACCTCGACAACATGACCGGCGGCTTCCACCCCGGCCAGATGATCATCATTGCCGCGCGCCCGGCCGTCGGGAAATCCACCCTCGCCCTCGACATCGCCCGCGCCGTCACCCGCGAAGGCCGCCGCGCCCTGTTCTTCAGCCTGGAAATGTCCCGCCGCGAAGTCCAGCAGCGGTGGCTCTCCGCCGAAGCCCGCGTCGGACTTCACCACATCCGCACCGGCGCCATCACCGACGAAAGCCGCGCGAAGCTCGACACCGTCCGCGCCCAGCTCGCCAAGGTGCCCCTCGCCATCGATGCCACCCCCGGCCGGACCGTCGCACAGATCCGCGCCATCTCCCGCCGCGAAGCAGCGGCCGGCGGACTCGGCCTCGTCGTCGTCGACTACCTCCAGCTCATCGAACCGGCCAGCGCAGGCAGCGGGCGGAGGCCGGAGAACCGGCAGGTCGAGGTGTCCACGATGAGCCGCAGCCTGAAACTCCTCGCCAAGGAACTCGGCGTCCCGGTCATCGTGGTCTGCCAGCTCAACCGCGGACCCGAGCAGCGCACCGACAAGCGACCCACGAAGGCGGACCTGCGCGAGTCCGGGTCGCTGGAGCAGGACGCCGACATCGTGCTGCTGCTGCACCGCGAGGACGCCTACGACCCGCACTCGGCACGCGCGGGCGAGACGGACCTGATTATCGACAAGAACCGGTCGGGGCCGGTCGGCACGGTCACCGTCGCCAGCCAGCTCCACTACGCCCGGTTCGTCGACATGGCGGGCGGCTTCTGATGACCGACGCCTGCCCGCGCTGTCTGCGCCGCGACATACCGCCGGCCGCGACCCGCACCCGAGGCCCCGCCACCGTCACCGGCTACCGCTGCCCATGCGGCCACGGCTGGGCCACCAGCCGACTGAACGCCGCCTACCCCGCCGCCCCAACGGCCGCCCACGCACACGACAGGAGCACCCCGTGATGAGCACCACTGACCCGCGCAACATCTCCGCCAAGTTCGGCGCCTACGTCACCAAGACCGCCATCGCCGCCGGATACAACCTCGGCGACGACACCGACCGCCTCGCCCTCGCGACCGCCGCCTGCATCACCCGCGTCGAACTCGCCCACGTGCTCGACGGGCGCCGAATCCCGGACCCCAGCAGGTTCGAGTACCTCGCGTCCGCGCTCGGCGTGACCGGGTGGGCGCTGATCACCGAGAGCGGACTCGTCCCGGACCGCGCGCCTGAAACCCCGTCGGCTCCTGATCCGGCGGCCGTCGTGGTCGCCCGTGTCCAGGCCGAGATCAACCGCATTGCCGGGCTGCCCACCGTGACCCGGGACGACGGCCGGGCGGACACCTTCGCCGTCGGCGCCCGCTGGGCAATCCGGCTCATCGGCGCGGTCCTCGACGGCGAAGACCCCGACGCCGTGTTCGAGCCGGTCAGCCGTGTTCCGGACCGCCCGACCCTGCGCGTCGTCACCACCGAGCGAGACACCACCCCGTGACCACGTGTAGCCGCCCCGGGGCTATCGGGGCGGCTACCCCACCACCCCACCACACACCGGAGGAGACCCCGATGGCCCGCTGCGAGAAGACCGACCTCGACACCACTGTCTCCGCCGGGAAGTTCTGGCCCCACCCCGCCGAGTTGTGTTGGCTCCGCCAGGTGTTCGACCGGCGGGCCGGTAGGTGGTCCGCGCACAAGCGCAGCCAGCGAGAAGAGGCAGTCCGGGGACCG